TTACGGCGTTATCCCCCTTGTAATGGTGGCGTATAACACCAGCACGCATGTTGCCACTTGGCGAGCGACGGACGAGTGGTATCAGGCTTATGGGACAGTATGTTGCGGTTCAGGGCTCACGACCGAAATCGGCACGCAAACCGCAATCTGGGCAACGGAGATGGGCCGAGTGTTTGTCGGTGCGGGTATTGACGTGGAGCAAATTCATATAGAGCCCGGACAACCATTTGAATTGGTCGATAGCACGTTTGGGTTTGGTGCGGCACGCGCAACTATTCTCAAGAACATAAATATCAATATCGACTACACCTTCGCATCGACCTACAGCCCCGGCAACGCATTGAGTGAAGCAAAGTTCTTCGCGGCGCAATCGTTCGCCTTTATTAATATTCCAAGTAATAACAATGGCGGCAACGTCACGCTTGATAGCATTTGCTGCAATATTAATAACGGCAACAGCGGCTACGGCGAAAACATAATGGTCAATCTTGGGCAGCCGGGGAGCCCGCAAGACGGTCATTTGTTCATGAAGGGTGGCAGCTTTGCTCGCATGAACTTCCGCTATCCCGCCAACAGCAGCGGCGCTGGAAATATGACTGGCGGCAGTAATTGGGCCAGTGGCGGCTCGGCGGCGTTTGGGCAGGGCGATTATCAGTTCACTCCATGGCTGGGTATCCTGACTGACAATGGCAGCGGTCCTGAGCGCATGCGAGAAATGGGCTGGAATAGCGGTCCTTATTGGGGCGTAAGACCAGCGCCCTGGACTTCGCCATGCATATCGCCAACGCAATACGTCACGTTGCTTGGCACGTTGCCAGCAATTATCGGGACCACCGTGACTTACCCAATCTTATGGAGTGGCCAGCAATATAAGATTTGTGATTGGAATTTGACGCCGACGGCTTATAACGCCGGATTTACATACAGCGTTGGCGCGCTCGTTACGTCGGCCAGCATTACTTACATTTCGCGTGTCGCTGGTAATATGGGAAATACACCGGCGAGCTCGCCGACGCAGTGGGCACCGTTTCATTATGGGTTTGTGAGCAATCATGGGATTGGTTTTAGCTACGGCCAGAACATCACAGAGTTTGCGTCATGGCAAATCAAGAACAATTCCCCCTTTGTGCAGGTAAGCAATACTTCCGGTAATTTGCTATTCCCCGGATTGGGTGTAACGCTTACCCCTACGCAAGTCGGTTGTGGTGCCGCAGAAAATTTCATCATCCGAGAAGTGCATTACAATCTTCAGTATTTTGCTGTATTCCAAACCGACAATGACATCGCGGGAGCCATGGTTCCGAGTTACGGGGCGGCAACCTGTTCTAATAGTGTGATTGGTCAGGGAACCTATACATTTACAAACTTGAACTGAGGCAATCATGTTTGTCACCAGTCAGAACACAACTCAGGTTTATAACTTCGCGCCGTCCGGTTCGGAGTTTGTTCTAGCGGCTTTGGGACGATGCCAGATTCGGCCGGCAGAAATCACCCAGCAGCAGATGTTCCATGCCAGGATGGCATTGAACTTCGTGCTGTCGGAATGGTCGAACAATACACCCAATCTCTGGGAAGTCGATTTGCAAGTCATGCCGCTGACTCAGGGCGTGGCGACTTATGCGGTGCCGTCGGCGACGGTCATGATCCTTGATCTCTATGTCCGTACCGGCTCCGGGCTAGCCACTATAGATCGCTATCTATGGCCGGTCAGTCGTACCGAATATGCCTCATACTCCAACAAGCTTGGGCAGGGTGTACCGACAGTCTATTGGTATGACCGGCTAATCTCGCAGAATGTCACCTTCTATCCGGTGCCGGATGGTGCTGGACCGTACACCGTACAGTTCTACTCGGTACGGCAGACCCAGGACGCCGATGTCCAGAACGGTCTTAATGTCGAGATACCGTATAGAGCATACGAAGCTTACTGTGCGGGTGTGGCATGGAAGTTGGCGGAAATCTATGCTCCTCAATTAGAAGATAAGCTCTTTGCACGATATACTCGTGCAATGGAAATCTTTATGCGTCAGGACACTGAGAATGTCGGACTGACTATCATTCCAGGACTGGGGAACTATTACGTATGAGGCCATACGGCAAAGCCGAGATTGACCCGTCCAATCCACGAGCGCTTGCCATTTGCGATCGCTGTGGTTCGATGTGGAACCATTACCGGCTGCGCTGGCAATACGATTGGCGAGGGACCAAGCTTCTAAATACCCGCTTTCTGGTCTGCCCCGATTGCTACGACGAATATCAGCAGAACGGTCAGCGAACTATTATCCTGCCGGCCGATCCGGTCCCGATCATGAATGCCAGGATGGAGAACTATGTAGCGGCAGATAGCCCGCTCTCGGCCATTGGCGCCAACCCAACGCCAAGCCTACAGTTCTACAGTGCCCAGATCGGAACAATGACCAAGGCCGCCGGTATTCCGGCAGCCTTTGACGGCAATGCTAATAAGCCATCATTCCTGTCGGCCATGATTGTCACGCCGAACTCGAGCTTTGGCAATTATGTAGGGATCAACTGGGCGGAATATCCCGGCGGTACCTTCCCGGCCGGTCTCGACACGCCGGTTCTGACTCATACGCTGGGCAACTGGAAAATTACAGCACCAAACGATTCGGTCTTTGGCTCGACCGGCTATGTGGTGCAAGGCTCGCTGATAGATACTACCTGGTCGGCCTGGACGACTCTGGCATCAGGCAATACGGCCGGAACTGTTGGTGAGACGATTAGCGGCTCGGTAACAACCGGGGGCCGCTTTCAATTCCATCGTGTGGCGTTCTGGGGCGGCGGCGGCCCTATCGCGGTTGCTCAGGTACAATTCTCGGTAACCGATGGAAGCTCGACAGGAGTGCCGGCATGACCTTAAGCGTACCGACGCTCAACTATGCCAGTTATATATCACAGACGGCCAACCTGATCGTCATCTCCAGTAACGATCCGAACTACCAGACCATGTTGCCGGGGATGATAGATTATGCCGAGCAACGGATTTACCGAGAGATGGACCCGCTACGTGAGCAGGTGACCGATGCCACTACATCGGTCTCCAGCGGCATACGCACGGTCGCTCTATCGACCAGCTTCGGTAATTACATCACGGTCGATCAGGTCAATATTCTGAGCTCCAACAGCAGCACACGCTATCCGTTGACATTTACGGCACGGCCGTTCCTTGATGCCGCCTTCCCGAGCGGCGCTACTGTGACCGGCATTCCACAGTTTTATACGATGACTTCCGATACCCAGGTCTCCCTTGGGCCGGCTCCGGATCAGGCTTATCCGATCGAGTTTATCGGTTTACAGCGGCCTTCCCCACTATCCTCGGCCAACTCCTCGACATTCCTGACCCAGTATTGCCCGGAGCTCTTTATCGCCGCATCAATGGTCTTTGCCTTTGGCTACATGCGTGACTTCGGCGGCCAGGCCGATAATCCACAGGGCTCACAATCTTGGGAAAATCAGTATAAGACGCTGTTCCCCTCGGCTGAGGCCGAGATTAAGCGGGCCAAACATCAGGCACAGGCTTGGACGCCATATAGTGCATCGCCGCAGGCCACTCCACCGAGGACCTGATAATGCCGATGACATCGGTAACATTGCGGCCCGGCGTTGATGTCGAGCGCACACCGTCCTTGAACGAAGCCGGCATTTCGCAATCGCAGAACATTCGTTTCAAGAACGGCTTGACCCAGACAATTGGCGGCTGGGTGACGTTTGGCAGCGTCAGTCCGTCAACAGTACGGGATCTTCACGCTTGGCAGGACATTGCCCACTTCGATCACTTAAGCGCAGCGGCCACCAATAATCTTACTATCATCACGCCCGGATCGGCCAGCGTCGATATAATACCGCAGACCCTGACCTCCAGTGTGGCGCCAAACTTCTCGACAACTGCCAGCAGTTTTACCGTTACGGTGGTTGACCCTAATAGCGGCGCCAGTCCCTATAATGTGGTGTACTTCAATACGCCTGTTTCGATTGATGGCATCCTGCTTAATGGCGCCTATCAGATTACCGGAGTACTTTCGACCGGCTCCTATGTAATTCAGTCTACTGCGCCTGGCGCTGCCGGTGTCAGCAACAGCGGTATCTTGCCGGTGTTTGCCTCTTCGGTAGGGTCGCCAATCGTTACTGTCACTCTGCCGAATCATAACTTTCAACGGGTAGTGGGGCTTACCGAACAATTCATTGCCCCGACTACGGTCGATGGACTAACTATTCAGGGTCCGTATCTAATTACCAATATTTTATCCTCCACTCAGTTCACCATTACCGCGACCAATAATGCCAGTGCGACTGCAACTTCCACCATGAATGGCGGAGTAGCGCAGCTGGTTTATTACGTTGTCGGCGGTCCGCAAGGAACTGGAACGCCGTTTGGCGGTGGTCCATTCGGCGGTCCGCCGGCATTCGGTGGTGTCGGCGGCAGCTTTGCCGCAGCAACAGGAACACCGATTACGGCACGAGACTGGACCCAGGATAACTGGGGCGAGATTTTACTGTCGTGCCCGGAGAACGGACCAATATTTGTGTGGTCGCCGGATTCCGGGTTTAGCAATGGTCAGCCGGTTGCTACGGCGCCATTCTTTAATGGCGGTATCTTTGTCTCCATGCCGCAGCAAATCCTGGTAGCTTGGCGCTCGGTGCTCTCGACCGGAGTCCAGGATAACTTGGTTGTGCGCTGGTCGGACGCGCTGGACTATACCAATTGGACGGTCAGCAATCAGACCGACGCCGGCAGCTTTCATATCCCAACCGGCTCGATAATTATTGGCGGTCTGCAGGCGCCAAACTACGGGGTGATATGGACCGATATTGATATCTGGTTAATGCAATGGGTCGGCGGCGATATCATCTTTAACTTTACTCGAGTCGGCACCGGATGCGGTCTCATTGGCTCACATGGCGGTGGGGTCCTGGCCGGCACGGTCTATTGGTGCGGCTACGATAATTTCTTCACTATCTCGCCGACCGGTGTAGTACCGGTGCCATGCTCGGTATGGGATTATATTTTCCAGAACATCAACCGGACCTATGCATGGAAGGTTCGTTGTGCGCCCAACGCTACCTTCAACGAGATTGCCTGGTTCTTCCCATCGATTAATGCCGTTGAGAATGATTCTTACGTTAAGCTTAATATCACCGAGAACAGCTGGGATTATGGAGTTCTCGCTCGCACTGCCTGGGTCGATATCTCGGTGCTGGGAACGCCGATTGGTGCCGACTCATTGGGAGTTCTTTGGCAGCATGAGCAGGGCGAAGCCACGCCAGGTACTGGAGCGCCATCGTTCCGCTCCGGTTGGTGGGCGCTGACCGACGGCAATGACTTGGCCTTTGTCGATTATGTTATTCCGGACTTCAAGTACGGACTATTCTCGGAGCCGAGTGATGCTCAGGTCAATGTGACTTTCTTCTCGGCTGACTATCCCGGCGATACACCACGGTCCTACGGTCCGTTTACGGTAACGCCGATGACCGAGTATATTACGCCACGGCTACGGGGCCGGCTCATGGCGGTGCAGGTACAGAGCAATAACCAGGAATTTTGGCGGCTTGGACGTATTCGCTTTCGCTATGCTTTGAGTGGGAGACGGTAAT